ACACTGCATATCGTCGGCAGCGTCAGATGTGTATAAGAGACAGGTAATAGGGTATTCCAATATACTAAGGACAATATAATAGTTGCAGAATATGGAAGCGTTGCTGAAGCTATAAGACAAACAGGAATAGCAAATATAAGTTATTGCGCAAATGGTAAAAGAAAAACGGCGGGCGGCTATAAATGGAAATATAAAGAGTAATAACCGGGGGTTGTAACAAGTCGTTGCAACCCCTTTTTCTATTGAGCCATTTTTAGCCCGTTTCCGGGCATTTTATTTCAAAGTGGAAATTTACCCGTCCCGTTTGCAAAAGCCGCTTAAATCGAAAATTCCAAGAAAATAACTTCTTTGGAACCAAAAAACAAAACTTTTTGCAGTTTAAGCCAAAAATAAAAGATAAAACCTTTGGTAATTAAAATAAAGGTTGTATATTTGCATCATCAAACAAGAACGACCGGGCGTTTTCCCGGAAAATAGAGAGCGAAACAATATTAATACTCAAAGCATTTATAACGGATTAGATTACACAACAAAAGAGATTAACCGCAATTTCAAAATCAAGGTAAACGGAATTGTAAACGGCAAAAAGGTTAATGTATTGGTTGGCGTGTCCGGTTTAATAAAGATTGTCGGCGACATTAAGTTAGTCAATCGCTTATTAAAACGTGCTTTCAATTGTTACGGAGACAAAGAGGTTTGCAAATTGCGCCGAGGCGTTAAAATCACTTTCTATTATCAGTAAACAACGACGGGGCGTTTTCCCCGGAACAATATAAATTTTCAATCATGGAAAAGAAAAGAACAAAGGCAACGGATATTGCCGAGATTGCCGCCCTATTAGACGGAAAAGTTGATTTTCAACAAATTTCATTCAACCAAGTATTAACGACCGAACACGGGAAAAGCATAAACGATTTATTGTTTGTATCTAAACAATTCGGTATTTGGTTTTATACGTCCCGTTCTGCATTTGAAAGCGATGTTTGCGGAATGAATAAAAAGCCATTACCAACGTATGTGGTTTGCGAGGGTTCAAATAATGTATATGAAATTAAAAACACTTTCAGAGTATGAAAACAGATATTAACGGCGTAAGCCAATGCCAAAAAGGAACCGAGAATTACGAAACGTTTTATACGACAATCCGCCGTAAAAGAACCAAATTAATACAATACGATTATCGTAACGAGGACGGCGAATTGTTTACGTGTGTAAAGCCAACATTGACCGAGTGCCGGAAAGCACGGGACGAACATTTTAAACCCGTCGTTGTAGTTTATACGCCGGAACAATTCAAGGAATTAGGATTTGACGGGGAAATTGCAAAGTACATGAGAGAACACACCAATACGGCAATCGTCGGCGATGTTCCCGGAGTTGACCGCCACGTTATCCGTTACCGGACGCATAAGGATTGGACGAATTACCGCAACAATAACCCCTATTCAAACAAGTAATAACCCGCCGGGGGGTTAGTCCCCCGGCAAAATAATAACGATATGATTACAAAAGCGGAAATAATGCAAACGGCGGCATTGAAAATTGATTTATCAGAATTTCCCGCCGAGAGTTTGGAAAAACTAAACGAAATGTTTAACGGCGATTATGCCGGGGCGATAGCTAAAATAGACGCCGAAATTGAAAAGGGCGTTGATTTATATTTGTCGGCGGTTGGGCGTTCGGTTGAAGTATGGCACAAAGGTAAAAGCCATATAACAAAAGTTGCCCGTATTGATTACGATAAAAAGGACGATTATTTTGTATTGGAATTTGACGACCGGGGAACGTTCCGTTTTCGTAATGGTGGGTTTTCGTCGTTGGGACATTCCGGGGAATTTTACGGGATATTCGACCCCGCCGTTGGAAAGTGTGGAATTAAATTTTTGTAAAACCAAGCCGGGGCGCAATCCCCGGCATAATCATTTAGAGCGATGAAAAAGGCAGATTTGGACGCATTAAGAACGGCGGCGGGATATTGGGCATATATGGAAACACATAACGAACATACGGAGGCGTGTTTGATTTGTGGACGCCCAACAAAGCCCGCAACGCAAAAGTTGGTACAATTAGCAATCGACGGGTTTATTACTGATTGCAATATTGATTTAGGCGATAATTCGCAGGGTTGTTTCCCGGTTGGGAAAACGTGTTATAATAACTATTTAAAAGCCGCAAAAGATGAATAAAACAAAGCGTTACCGATTAAGTCAAGATATGTATAAGATAATCCAAGATGCAAACGGCGGGTTATTTTTGCTTTATACCCGGCACAATCCCGGCGATGTGTTGAACCTATTGTTAGACGGCAACGATATTGGGTTGACGTGCCGAGTTGAGAGCCGACACGACCAATATTATAAGTATTGCAAAGTAATTACGGAGGGCGTATAATGAGCCGTAACAGAGAGCGACAACAAGAATTGCAGCCGGGGCGGGTCGATTACGCCCGTACCCGGTTGGAGGCGTTGGGTTATCCGGTTACGGAGGTAAACGCCACGACCTTACAATTTACTTTCCGGGGTTCCCCGGTTACATTATACCCGTATTCCGGTTGGTTTACCGGGCGCACCGTTACCGATGGACGGGGAATTAAGAACCTATTAAAACAAATGCCTATGCGATTTGCGTTAAGACGTCAAGAAAAAATAAAAGCGGCTTTTGAGCCGAACGGGGACGAAATATTAGCCCGGATAAAAGAGAGTTTAACCCGGTATTTTTCCGCCGACCGTTCGGAGTTCCCGGAGGGGTTCCGGGATATTGAAAGCGATTATAACCAATTGCCGGGGGAACCGTACCCAACTATTGCAATAAACGACGTCGGAAACGCCAACCGTATGATTGAGTTCTATGTTACCGGGAAACAATACGACGTTTACCATGTAGCATTTAAGGGATTTACAAAGGGTTAATATATGGGAATGATAAAAAGGAATTGCGACAATTGCGGCAAAGAATACAACGCCGATACCCGGAATTTACGCCGAGGTTGGGGACGTTGTTGTTGTAAGAGTTGCGCCGCCCAATTGAGGGAAAAGAATAAACCCGGATATAACCCGGAACGGGTCGCCGTAAATAATGCACGCCGGAAATTTTGGGCGGATTGCCCGGAACCGGAACATTACCCGTTGAGTTATGACGGGGCGGATTTCGACCAATGGGGGGATTGTGAATTTGGAATACATGATTAAAAAGATAACCCCCGACGCAATGAAGTAACGCCGGGGGTTGGTACGCAGTAACCGAGAGCGATGTTTTAGGTTATGCGGTGCAACAAAATTAGTGCTTTTTATCTGTATTACAAGCGTCCAACATGAACAAATAAAACTTTCAAAGGTTTTATTTTTGGTAATACAAATATTATTTATACATTTGCAGAAACAAAAACCCACCGGGGGATTACCCGGCAAAGATATGAGAATAAAAGAGAGCGATTTATTAAAACAATTGGCGACCGATAGCGGGAAAACAGCCAAACAAGTTTCCGAAATTGTCGTTTCGGAATTACTCAAAAACAAAGTTATTGAGGACGACCCGGACAATTGGGGCGTTTCCGTTTTCGATGCAATAAACGAGGACGTAACCGAGGAACAAACCGCCAATTGTTATGCGGCGATTTCCGAGGCGTTGGGCGTGTATCTGAAACGGGTATATTTCATTGTCCCGGATTTGGATTTAATGGGTAATGAAGATTGCCCGGAGTGCGGCGGCGAAATGGAAGTTACCGACGGGGAATATAAACAGACCGGAGGCGACGGATATTTGACCCCGCCGGAATATACCGCAATTTGGGAGGAAAAAACGTGTACGCATTGCGGACACAAAGAGAGTAACGAACCGAGTTATTAACAATAAAAGACTAAAGAAATGGCAGAAATGACGAAATTAAGAGTAAACGAGGCAATCGCACGGGCGCAAACCGCCGGGATTAAGGTTTATAAAAAAGAGGTTGCCGCCCGTTTATGGGAGGGACGCACCGAAAGCGCACAACAAGTTAATATGACTAACTTATGTAACGGTACGACCAAACAGATACGCCCGGAATGGGTTGTTATCATTTGCGAAATGTGTAATTGCACCCCTAATTATTTGTTTGGATATGAAGAATAACGGGTTACAATGGTTTGAACGTATGGCGGACGTTATGTTTTCCGATAGGTTCCAAGCGAAAGCGATTATTTCGACGTTTGGAACGTTGGGCGTTGTTTGTCTGATTGGCGCATTGTGGAACCCGTGGCAATTGATGTTTGCGGGTATGTGTGCCGTAATGGTATTATGTGGATTTTCAGAATTAAAAAAGAGTAGAAAATGAGAGCGAACAAAAAGAAACCGGAAAACCCGGTACAAAAGACGGTCGAAAATTTGGGAGCCGTTCCCGCCGACCAATTCCCGGAAATTACCGAGGAACAACAACAAATAATCCCCCCGTTTGAAGCGGTCGAGGTTGAGCAACCAACCGGAATATTTGAGATATTGCCGGGCATGACGGTTGAGGAAATGACGGCAATGTTTTTTGATGAAAAAACGTTGATTGAACCCCCGTACAAGGTTTGGCAATTGAATAGTAAGGGACACCGCTACTATTACCGATACGACGAGAACGGGAACCCGGAGTTTTTCCCGTCGGTTACAACGATATTATCCCAAACGTTGCCAAAAGCCCCGCATTTGATACAATGGATTGCAAGCAAAGGAATTGAGGAAGCGGAACGATACAAAGGCGAACGGGCGGCGTATGGTACGTTTATGCACGCCGCATTTGAGGAATTATTAATTAACCGGGCTTATGATTTGGACGGGTTAAAAGGCAAACTAAAAGAATATATTGAGGTTTACCGATTGCCGGACGATTTTATATATTATGCCGACGATTTGAAAAAGGACGTATTGGCGTTTGCTCAATTCGTATTAGATTACGACGTGCGCCCGTTGGCGGTTGAAATTGCTTTAGTGCATCCATATTACAAGTATGCCGGAATGATTGATTGCCCGTGTACCATGTTGGCAAAGATAGGCGGCGACGAACGTATTAACGCAATCGTCGATTTTAAGAGCGGACGCAAAGGATTTTACGAGGAAAGCGAGATACAATTAGGGATGTACCGGGATATGTGGAACGTCAATTTTGAGCAATTCCCCGTTACCCGTATTTTCAATTTCAGCCCGAAAGATTGGCGCAAACGTCCGTCGTACAATCTGAAAGAACAAACGGATAGCCCCAATATACGGAAAATCCCGTATCTATTGGAAATTGCGGCTATTGAGGACGAAAAGAAAGATAATACGTTTACGTCGGTTAATGGCATGGTATTGTTAGACAATGCCCCGGATTTAACGCAAAACGTAATATCCTTATCGTTGGCGGAATTGATTAAAACGAAAGCCCCAAAGGAGGCGACCCCGGACGAAAACACGGACGCCGCCGAGAAAGTCAAGGCAGATGGTACGAATATAAAAACAATCAGTTGTGAAATTTTTATAGATAAAATTAACAATGCTGATGATAATTATTCTTTGTATCATACCACAGATATTGCACAAACATACGGCGTTAATTTGATTGATGAGGGATTAGATTTAGACCAACACCGTTGGTATAGTATAGCAACAAACATTTATAAATGTTCTGATGGGTATGTAAAAGTAAAAGGAGCATTTCAAAGTTTTTCGGAAATGCAAATGTGGTCTGATATTGATGTACATTCAGAGGCGGAAAAATTGCAAGGTGATGAATTACGAGCATTTGAATTGAGAATGAAAGCGTATGCGATTGAAAAAGGATTAAAACAAAAAACAGAATTGGAAAAGGAACTAAAGAAAACAACCATTGTTAAACGTGCGCCCAAAAAGGCAAAGGAGGCGGAAAAGAAAGCCACCACGGACAAAACGACCGCAAAGCGGGGTAATACCACGGAAAAGAAAGTAAAGCCCGCAAACGAGCCTAAAAAGCCCAAAAATGAGAGTAGGAAAAAGATGTTGAACGACGACCCCGAAATTTGATTGAGATATGAAAGGAAGAATAAAACGACCGGAGGCGCAACAATCCCGTTTGATTTTGCCCCGTGTCGGTCAAATAAAAATCGGTATGAAAAACGCAAACGGTTATCCGCAAAGCGTTGATTACTTCATACCAACGGGAAAGTATGCCGGATTATTTACGCAAGCATACGGCGAAAAGCCGCAAACAATACAAATTGTTTTCCCGGACGACGACCCGGCAAAAGTATGTAACGAACGTTACGAATACCGGGACGACGACGGGCGATTGATTGCGGCGGGCGATGGCGACACGTTCCAAGTATGGGACGGAAAGAAATACGAAACGTTGACAACGGAAAAGTACCCAAATTTAATGCAGTCAATAACGAAGCGTTACCCGAATAAAAAGAGCCGCCAACCGGATTGCGACGGTTGGGAGGTAACATTAACGCTAAACTTTATTGTTCCTTTGGTTCGTGGGGTTGCCGGGGTTTGGCAATTCGCAACAAAGGGTACGGCGTCCACAATTCCGCAAATTCGGGAAACGTTCGACGGTATGTTAGCGGAACGGGGATTTTGCAAAGGCATTATCTTTGATTTGAATGTACAATTTGCCACGACGCAAAAACCGGGCGACCGTTCCCGTTTTCCCGTCGTGTCGTTGGTTCCCAATGAGAGTGCCGACAATGTTTTGAAAGTGCGTAAAGCATGGGAACCCGTTAAAGAATTGGAGGGCGGCAAATAATGGAACAAAAAATTGAAATAGAGATTAACGAAACAATTATTGTTAATTATACAGAGATAAGAGCCATTAAAAGGACGGGTTGGCAAGGTTGTGAAAGTTGTTATTTCCATAAATTCCCCGGTTCATGTAAACGGTTCACGTGTAATGCACACGAACGAAAAGACGGTAATAACATTAAATTTGTTGAAAATGACAATAAGGGATAGTAATTTTATAACCATATTAGCCCCAATGATTACGAAACTTAAATTGAAAGGTAACGAATTGTTGGTTTTCGCTTTGATACATGGTTTTAGTCAAGACGGCGAAAGCCGTTTTAAGGGTTCGTTGCGGTATCTTATCGAATGGACGGGATTAGATAAAAGCACGGTTATTAAGTTACTCAAACAATTAGTTGATAAACAGTATATCAATAAGTTTGAGTATGAAAAAAATAAGGTGCGTTATTGTGAATATACGTCTAATTATTGGGTTGCTTTAGAGTGGTTGGAAAATCCAACTACCCCCCGGTTGGAAAATCCAACTACCCCCCGGTTGGAAAATCCAACCACCGTGGTTGGAAAATCCGACACAATAAAGATAGATGATATTAATACCTCTTTTGATAATGATAATACCGGGGTAAAGAACCCCGGATTATTCCCGGATGAAGAAACAAAGGTTGAGGAACCAAAAGAGAAAAAAACGTTGTTCCGCAATTCCGCCGTTTACAAAATGGTTAAATTTGAAAACGGCGTTGGCGTGGATTATTCCGAGTTTGAAAGTAAGTTTGCGACCCCGGAATTTGAAAAGGTCGATTTGGTTTATTACTTTCACACGGTTAGCGATTGGAGCGACCAAAAAAACATGAAACGTACTAAAAACGGTTGGTTGGCGACCGTCCGCAATTTCATACGGGGGGACGTCGAAAAGAAAAAGTTGCATTTGAAACCCGAATACAAAGCCCCAACGCAAAGATTGAATGTTGCCGGGGCTATTGAGTATTTGAAAGATGATTATTAACATGGAAACATTACCCGAAAAGACAAACAGATTGCCACAAACGTTGCCCGAAAAACGACAATCCGCCGCCGTTTTGCTTTATAGCGGAACGGCAAAAGCAATTGAGGTTCGCCGGGCGATGGTTGAATTACCGGAGGTTGCCAAAGCATTAACCCCGGTTGAAAAGTATATTTTCGTGGCGTCCACAAAAAAACAGATTGCCGAGATTGACGACGAAACGTTGATTGCCAAAACGGGGCAAATGTTCCGGTTTATCGCAATGGACGTGGGGTTTATCATTCCCACGGAAAACCGGGACGATTGGACGTATATTTGTACCCGGTTATTGGATTTGCTCAAACGCTATTATTCGCAATTAACATTGTCGGAGGTTAAATTAGCATTTGAATTGCTGATTACCGGGGAATTGGACGACTATTTGCCAAAGGATAGGGACGGCAACGCCGAACGGAAACATTACCAACAATTCAACGCCGATTATTTCGCAAAGGTATTGAACGCATATTGCCGGAAACAAAACCAAGTTATCGGCAAAGCATATACAGCGTTGCCGGAACCGAAAAAGGAGTTAAGCCCGGAGCAAATTCGGTATTATCGCAATCAATCGGTTATGACTTGTTTAATGTGTTTTTTGCGGTATAAATATACCGGGCGTTTAGTGTTTGGATTGACCGACGAAATGTTTGTTTATAATTGGTTGTTGGGCGTTCGGTTAGCGGATGAAGTGAAAGAAACCGAGAACGACCGGAAAGAAGCGTATAACCGATTTTTGGCACGTGCCGCCCGTGGGTTCGTAAATGAATTTACAATTTACCACGTTCGGAAACAAGGAACCCAAAGCCCGGAAATTGATTTTACAGCCTTTGAGGTTGCCCGGCGCAAAGAGATTAAACGCACGTTCGACCGAATGATTAAGGACGAAATTTATATTTACCATTATTTGAAATTTGAAAAATGAAAATAGATTGCATTATTGGAATTGACCCCGGAGCCGCCGGGGGTATCGTGGTTTGGCGACCCAACCATAACGCAACGGCAATAAAGATGCCTAAAGACATTAACGAGATACGGGATTTTCTCAATTACTACAAAGAGATTTGCACGCCGATTGTCTTTTTGGAAAAATTGAGCGTTCGCCCGGACGACGTAACGGTTGGGGATGCCGGGGCAAACATGGGTAAGTTGTACCGCATTCAAAAGATGTTGCAAAACTTTGAACATTTGAAAGCCATTATAACCATCGCCGAAATACCATTTGTTTTGGTTAATGCTATGAAGTGGCAAAACGACCTTAAATTGCGTATCAAAGTAAAAGGGAAAAAGGAGGAAAAGGCAGACCGCAAACGACGGTTCCGGGATATTGCCGGGAAATTATACCCGGAAATTACCCCGGCGTTGTGGAATGCGGACGCAACGTTAATAATGCACTTTGGACGGTTCATTTTACAAAACAACCCCCGTTGGGTTTTGGAAAATTTGCCCCAACAAATGCACAATCGTTTATTTTAAGCCCGTAGGGGCGTTTAATTATTCAAATGGTACTTATATGGCAGACGAAACAAAAGCCCCGCAAATCGAAAATCCCGAAAAAATAACGGCAAAAGATTTGGCGGAAATGGTAAAACAGATGCGGCACAACCAACGACGTTGCCAACGAAACCCAACCCCGGAGAAATTGGCAACGTTGGAACGTTGGGAAAAACAAGTTGACGCCGTGGTTGCCGTATTGACCGATACACAAATGAAATTATGGTAGAAATATTACATTATCCGAAAGCGAACGTCATATTAAATGATGGCGACGAAATAAGAGTAGAATATATACGCAAAGTATCATATAACGCAAAAACACTAAAACGGTTATGCGGTTGGGTTTATAATACGGAATTTATAGGAATAGTTGAAAATGGTTTCGTTAAATTCCGGGATAAAAAGAATACGCATAAATTTTCACATTGTGTTTATAATATAGAGTTGTATATTGTGCATCAATATGTACGCTTAATTTCTATTAAGCGACATAGAAAACAACTAACATTATGGTAATGGATTATATCTATTTAGGCGACCGATTGACCCGCCCGGAATTGCGACGTATGCCGTGCCGGGCGGTTCGTCGTGCCGATGGCAAATGTATAAGAGGGCGCAACGGCAATATGTTAGTTGAGTTTGACGGCGTGGGTAAATGCGTTATTTTGGGGCGATTATTGCGGAAAATAAAAAAATAGCCGAAAATAAAAAATAAAAGTTTTGGTAATATAAAAACTATACGTATATTTGCGGCATGATAATAACACGACCGGGCGTTTTCCCGGTAACTCTAAAATTAAAAGATATGAGAGCGAAAACAACAATTAGCGATTTCCGGTTTGAATTTGCCGGGTACGGACATTACAAAGTAACCTACACGTCCCCCGTTACCGGGAAACAATGGACGGCAAAAACAAATGATATGCCGTTGATTGATGCGACAAAGAACGCCGACGAACCCAAACGCCGGGATTTAGAAACGCTTAAAAGAGTTTGCAAAAATGGATAAAGACGAATTGGGAGCCGTTCGGCACGCAATGACGGCAAAGGAATTAAACGACTTATATAAGAGTTTGGAAAATTTCATTGCTGATTGTACCCGGTCAGAGGTTGACGCCAACCGGGATGCGCTTAACAAGGTGCAAACCATGATACACCAACGAATGAGATTAACAACAAAATAGTAATAACCGCCGGGGGAAACCCCGGCATAAACAATTAGAGCGATGTATATTAAGAAATTGGAATTGTTGAATTTTCAAGTTATCAAAGAGTTCAACGCAGATTTTGAGGGTAATGTATATTTCATTACCGGGGACAATGAGTTAGGCAAATCAACCCTTTTAAAAGCAATCGGCGCAATGTTGACCGGGAACCGGGACGCCGTGTTGAAAAATGGAGAGGACAAAGGGTTTGCAAAAATGGTTGTAGGTAACGACGGCGAAAATTACGAGGTCGAATTAAAGTTTACCAAAGCCAACCCCCGTGGGACGTTATCCATTAAATCCCAAACAACCGGGATGCGTTCGGATAACGTTTCTATGTTGCAAAAGATTTTCGGCTACCAAGACTTTGACGCCGTGGAGTTTTCCCGTTGGAGCGAAACCGCCGAGGGACGCCGCAAACAAATTGAGGTTGTAAAGGCTTTGTTGCCGGAAAAAGTGCGCACCCGTATTGCAGAAATTGACGCCGAGGTTACGACCGTTAAGGACAAACGAAAAGACGCCAACGCCGAGGTTAAGACATACACAACTATTTGCGCCAATGCTGAAAAGCAATTGAAGCCGGGCGACGTCAAAACGTATGCCGATAAAAAGGACATTACGGCGTTGATGGAAGAACAAAACGAAAATGCCCGTTTGATTGAGAAAGCGAAAACGGTACGCCAAACCCGGCAACAAAGAGTAGAACAATTGGCGGCAATCCCCGGACGTATTAAAACCGCCAACGACAACCACGACAAAGCCGTTGCGATTATTGACACCAATTTAGCGAATGAAGAAAAAGAAGTTGCCCGCATTATCGCCGAGGCACAAAAACGGTTAGAGGACGCCAAAAAAGAGGCGAAAACGTCCCGTAAAAACGTCGATGCCGAATTAAAGGAAACATTGGCAACCATTGAGGCGGAAAAAGCCGATTTTGAAAAGCGAAAAGCGAATGCCGACAAATGGTTAGAGGAATACGAAGCCAATAACCCGGAAAATTTAGATACGGCGGAACAACTGAAAAAAGCCGAGGAACACAACCGTATCAATGCGTTGGTTGTGGATTACATGGCAAAGAAGAAACAAAAGGAAGCCGCCGAGAAAACCGCCCGCACCTTTGAGGACAAATTAGGCGCATTAGCAAAGGAACGGGAAAACCTTATTGCAACGTCCGAATTACCTATTTCCGGGCTTTCATTCACGGACGACGGGTTAGAATTAAACGGCGTGCCGTTCGTTGCCGGGAAAGTGTCAGATAGTCAAATTATGGAGGTTGCCGCCAAACTGATTATCGCAAGCAATCCGACGGTTAAGGTGTTCCGCATTGCGAGGGGCGAAAGTTTAGGCGAAAAGCGTTTGCAGGCGATTATAGACATTGCAAAGGCAAACGGTTTTCAAGGCTTTATAGAGGAAGTAAAGCGGGGACAAACCGATTTAGTAGTTGAGGAATACACGGAAAACGAATAATAACCGGGGGCGGGCTTTCCGTCCCCTTAAAATCTAAAACAATGGCATATACATTGAACGATAATTTGAAACGTTGGGCGGAACAATACGAAACCGCCGAGTTTATCCAATCCGACCCGGTGCAAATCCCGCACCGTTACGATAGCCGGGTAAATATTGAGATTAGCGCATTTGTTACGGCGTGGATTGCGTGGGGTTCCCGCAAACAGATAATCCAAAAGGCGGATTTTATCGACCGGGAAATTTTCAAGGGTGCTCCGTATCATTACATTGTTGGAACCGATACGCAGGGAGCCGCCCCGGAATGGAAGCAATACAAAGGCAGTAAAGAGAATTTTTATAGAACGTTTACATACGCCGATTTTCACGACCTTTGCGCCCGCTTGTTTGACGTATATAGTAAGTTTGAGAACATGGAAAAGGCATTGCAAGCGCAACCGGGCGGGCGTCCGTTGGAACAATTGCAACGTCTTTTCGGCGATGTTAAGGGCGTGCCGGATATGGAAACGAAAAGCGGTTGCAAACGCCTATGTATGTTTTTGCGTTGGATGTGTCGCCACGGTTCCCCGGTTGATTTTGGATTGTGGACGATTTGCGACCCCCGTAATTTGATTATTCCATTAGATACCCACGTACATAAACAAGCGTTGCGGTTGGGGCTTGTAAAACGTCGGACGCCGGATTTGCAAACAGCCATTGAGATAACCGACCGTTTCGCCGAGATATTCCCGGACGACCCAACAAAGGGGGATTTTGCGTTGTTCGGTTATGGAGTGAATAACGGTAAGGTTGCACCCGTTACGACGGAACCGGAGCCGGAAAAAGAGCAACCAACCGCCGTGGCTGATTTATCAATTGCCGATGTTTTGAAAATGCGATTGTTTTACGACAATGCCGCCGCCGAAATTCGGGATATATGGGAAAAGCGAGAAAAAGCCCGTAAAGAGTTGAAGCCGGGCGAACGTTTACAAGCGCACCCAATCGACAAATTGCACGCCGCCGGATTGTTGGAGCCGGGCGAATTTGTCGTTACGTTCGCAAAGATTATGGATAAGCGGGAAACCCGATTGTCAAGTATGGAACGGGGCGTTATTCATACTTTAGGAATGACGGCATTTAGTAACACAATGCAAAAATTAATAGCCGATGAAAAAGCGAGAAATAACAGCAACGGGGACAATAAACAATAACGGCGGGTTGGCAATGTACATGGGGGAATTAAACGAGTTTTTCAAGGGTTGGAAAGGTTCCCGCATTATTGCCCGGTTTATTGTAGCGTCCCCCGGTTCGTCCGAGGCTTTGAAAGGGTATTATTTCAACTATGTTGTACCGACGTTTAAGCACGCAATTTGGGAGGCGGGCGAACGTCTTACAGAGGAACAAACCGAACGACGTTTGAGGGAATTTTCCCCTATTATGTACGTTGAACGGGTCAACGAGGAAACGGGGGTATATTCCCACGATTTGCGCACCGTGGCGGATTTGTCGAACGCCGAGTTAATCGAACATATCGAAACGCTCAAACAGATAGCCGCCGAGGAATACAATACATTTATTGACGACCCCCGAACGTTGTAGGTATGTTTTGCAAGTGTAACGGAAAGCGGAAAAATTACCCGTTGGCGGGTTGGCGGATTATCCGCCACGAATACACGCCAAAGCTTTACAGCCGGATAAAGTGTTTGCGGTGCGGGTGCGTTTGGATTACACGGGCAAAATATGTTGAACAAACCCCCAACGAGGACGGGCAAAAAAGACTTTTTTAGTATGGAATTAAACGACAAATCCCCGATGCCGCAAGGTAAATTTAAGGGGCAACCGATGGAAAACGTACCGTATTGGCATTTGCTTTGGTTGGACGGAAAACCGTTTTGTAACCGGGACGTCCAAAAGTATATAGACGAAAACCGGGACGTTTTGGAATTGGAAAAAAAGCGGGATAAATACCGCAATGAGAGCGAAAACAGTAATTAACGATTTAATATTTAAGGTTATGCAAAAATTTGATTTGAAAGATGTTTGTTTCTTTGATTGTGAAACAACCGGGGTTCCGGCAAAGGGTTTGAAATGGGATGCGGATTTTGAGCAATTCCCGCACGTCGTCCAATTGGCGTGGTCGTTGGGCGATAAGGAAAAAAGTTATATTATCAAACCCGATAATTACGAGATACCCCCGGAAACAACCGCAATTCATGGTATAACAACCGAACGGGCAATTGCCGAGGGCGTGCCGTTTGCCGAGGTTGTGGACGAATTTTTAGCGGATGCCAACGCCGCCCCGCTTGTATGTGCGCACAACATTTACTTTGATAGTTCAATGTTAAAAGCAAACGTTTTGCGCTATTGTGGACGGGAATATTACGACGCACATGTTGAGGACGCATTACATAAGGGTAAACGCATTGATACAATGATGAAAACAATTAAGTTTGTCGGCGCATTGTATTCAAACGGGCGACCGGGAAAATATCCCAAATTAGAGGAATTATATAGTAAGTTATTCCCCGGCGAAACATTCCCGGCGCATGACGCATTAGAGGATATAAGGGCGTTGCGCCGTTGCGTCCCGGAATTGGTTAATTTGGGGATTATTGAGTTAGCGCAAAAGGAATACCCGGCGGAACAACTCAAAGCCCAATTTGAGCCGGAAAAGCCCAAAGGCGGGCGCAATATTGAGTTCCACGACCCCAACCCGGTAACGGAACCAATCGGAACCGGGGAACCCGCCCCGGAACCAATCCCGGAACCGGAACGCCCGGCGGTTCCGTCGAATAGTAAGACACGGGAATTGTTGGACGAAAACGAATTTTGATTAAAACCGTGCCGGGCGGGTTCCCGGCGACAAATAATATTATAATATGAACGAAAAAAAAAAAGCTGCAAACGTTATGTTGATACCAAGCGAAGAGGCGTTTGCATTTCTAAAGTCAAGACATTAAAAGACGGCGGGTTAGACGTGCATTATGAAGTTACCGAAACAATCGGCAATGAGAGTTACACGAACAAATACCACGTCGAAAGTGCAAAGGACATACACCCCGATTTGCGGGATTGTTTCGACCGTTTGCGCCCAATCATGGGACGAATTTTCAATATTACGTCTTTTCTTTCAATGGTTGAAACGTCCGATTTCAAGGCAACCAAAAAGCAAAGCGAATTATCACGGGATTTTGCCGACGAAATGTTGAAAAACATAGAAGTTCGGGGCGTGTCGTTTTCCGGTCAAGACGATAACGTAGGGGTTGTTTTAACCGGGTTGTTTACCGTGTCAAACAATCAAAAAACCGCTATCAATTCCCCCCGCCTTAAATTCAATACGGAAACGTTCGGGTTTGAGGAAGAATTAGAAGAAATTGCCGCCGATATTGAAACCGAGGTTTACGCCTTTCTTTTCAAGGGCAAAAAGGCGCAATTGGAGTTGTTCGGGGCTGATGGCGAACCCGTATCCGGATTGAATGCCGAAAAGATAGAGGGCAACGGATTGTTCCCGAACGTTGACGACCCGGCGGACGAAAACGAGGAAAACGACGAAACCGGGGATATGTAAGGCAATGGAACCGTATTTGCTAACAGACCGGGACGAATACCAATATTGTATCAATCGGGGGTATAATCCCCTGATTGATATTCGTAACTTTAAAATGGATATTCGTTTGAGGGTTGAGATACAACGGGAATTGTTCGGACATTGTGTTTTCGGGCGTGGTGCAAATATCATGGCGGCAAATGAACGGTTTTTCCGTTGGGTTTGGGAACATAAACCGCACCGATGCGAGGAATGTTTAAAGCCATTGCGGAATTATTCCGCCGTGTATTGTTCCCACATTTTGACCCGTGGAGCATTCCCGGAGGCGGCACACGATGCAAGGAATATAAATATACTTTGCTTTGAACACCACAACGAATGGGAAAACGGCGACCGGGAACGAATGAGAATTTACCCGGCAAATATGCGGTTAATTGAGTTAATGAAAGCCGAGTATCAACAATTAAGGTTAGGTTAATGAGAACAAAAAAGAGAACCCCCGATTTTGGGGCAATTTCCCGGTCGTCAATCAAAAAAGACTTTCAGAGGGTACAAAGACACCCCGCCGAGGAAAAACGCCCGCAAATCGAAGAATTGCCAAAAATAAACGCCGAACGTCGCATTATTCATATATCTGAGGTTAGCGGGTACGCCAAATTTGCCCGTTACATTGTCGGTAAATTGGTACGACTGAAAGAAAAAGCGAACGTTGGCGGCAATTCGTGGTATTGCGAATTTGTACACGACGACGACCGGAAAGCCTTAAACATGGCGGCGGGTTGGTCTGATAATAAGAAATTGTATTTGTTGGATGGTATTAAATTCAAATAATATGAGTGTAAACAAAGTTACTTTATTGGGGCATACAGGAAAAGCCCCGGATTTTAAAGAGTTCGACAACGGCGGTTGCGTTGCGACCTTTTCGTTGGCAACCACGAAACGAGGTTTTACCACAAGGGACGGAAAGCAAATCCCGGAGCGTACCGAATGGCATAACATAGTATTGCAAAACGGTTTAGCGAAAGTTGCCAATCAGTACGTTAAAAAGGGCGATAAACTTTATATTGAGGGAGAATTAAGAACCCGGAGTTATGACGATGCGCAAGGCGTGAAACGATACATTACCGAGATTGTCGCAACCGATATGGAAATGTTGACCCCGAAAACAACCGGAGCCGGAACGCAAGCCCCGCCAACCGCACCGCCCGCACCCGCCCCGGAACCGTCGGACGATTTACCGTTTTAATCTGTTTGAGTTATGGGAGCGATAAACGGACGGGTTATTTACAGCCCAAAAGGAAAAGCCGGGGAATATGCCGAGAACGCCGCCAACTTTTACGTTGGTTGTTCCAACGGATGTACGTATTGTTATTTGCGCAAAGGGCGGGGCGCAAAAGTGTTGGGAGGCAATACCCCGGAATTGAAAAAGGCATTACGAGAATATCCATACGCATTGGATATATTTACGAATGAGTTGTTGAAGCATAAGGACGAATTGAAACAAACGGGGTTGTTCTTTTCATTCACGACCGACCCGTTATTGCCGGAAACGCAAAGGTTGACCCGTCAAGCAATCGGCGTTTGTCAACGCCACGGCGTCCCGGTAAAGGTATTGAGTAAATGCGCCGAGGGTATCAATATTTTAATCGACTTTGCCGAGGCGTCCGAGGGTTGGGACAAATCCCGTATTGCCATTGGTTCCACGTTGACCGGATGCGACGAATTGGAACCCAAAGCAAGCCCAAACCGGATGCGGATAAACGCATTGGTGCGGGCAAAACGCCACGGGTTCCGTACCTTTGCGAGCGTGGAACCAATCCCCGTGGGAATGTTTGACCGGGCGTTTTCTGTAATTGCTTTGTCGTACCCCTTTGTTGACTTGTTTAAGATAGGATTGCAAAGCGGTTGCAGATATACCAAACGGGAAACATTGACGTTTTACAACGATATGTTCGACTATTGGGAGGCGCACCCGGACAAAACGCCCCGGATATATTGGAAAGATAGTTTTATAAGAGCGTCCGGGATTGAGCGGGAAACATTGCCCGGTTATTGTGTCCCGGCGAATTACGATTTATTCAACGAAAAATCAAACGAAAATGCAGTATAATAACAAAGATTATAAACCGAAATTGCACGACCGTTGGCGTGCATTAACCGTTAAAAACCCGTATGCAACGCAGTTGGTAACGGCGGCGTATGAGGACAACGGGATTGTTTACGGCGAAAAATGTATTGAGGTACGAAGCAAAAACACGCCGTACCGGGGCGATTTAATGGTTTGTTCGTCCGCTAATCCGGTAATTGCCGGATATGAAAGCGGGGTAACGTTGGGATTGGTCGAATTGTACGACGTTAAGCCCGTCGCCGAGTTTACCCCGGAGGATTGGGAGAATACCCGCATACCGCCCGAAAAACGTAAATCCATTACAAAGGGGTTCGGTTGGCTGATGCGGAACCCCCGCCGGGTAGTTGAGTTTCCAATTAAGGGACAATTGGGTATCTATAATCTCGTATATACCAAAGGCGTAATAACCGAATACCCACGGGCGTTGGTAGTTGATAAACAGAGTTACGAATTATTAAACAGAAAAGGAAATGAGTAAAAAACAAGTTGGAATTATCCGCAACAATGGCGACGTACATACGGCGCAAATTGGGTTCCATATCGGACGGGTTGGCGTATCTGTTTACGTCCGGGAATATTGGAAATATAAGAGTTGGTTTGTTGTTCCCGGCGTGTCCGTGGATGCGGTCAACGGTTACGACCGTTATGTTGACATTGAGGCGAAAATATTGTTTGTCGGTATTGGCATACGGTTTATATGGATTAAAAGAAAGGTAAAATGATGAAAGCAAAGATTTTATTGTTATCTTTGGCAACGCTTTTGTTGGGGGCGTGTCAAAGCGAGAACGAACCAACGGAAACATTTTATTTACTACAAAAATCCGAGAGCATGGAAGAAAGAAACGAGTTTGTAACGAATACCACGGCGGCAATGATACAGATAAACGCCGAGCGGTATAATTGCCAAATTATCGAAACCGCATTAGCGGGCGGCGATAGAGTACGTATTTGCGTTAGAGGCGCAAAGGACGATTTGGACGCATTGTTTGACTATGTAAGCGAAGCGGGCAAAGAATGAGAGTAAAGCAACCCGAACCGTTCGACCCAAACAGAGAGTACAACCCCGGCGAACGTTGCGTTTACCGGGGTATGGTATTGATTGCCGAGATATGGACGGCGGCGGATGCACGATTAGCCAATAATAACCCCGCAATATTTACGCAACGTTGCGTTCGCTGCAAAATCAAAAGGGAAGATTGCCCCGGAATAGGTAGGCAATGCGATAAATTCCATAGGAGCGACCGGAAAACGATTTATTGGCGGTTGTTGCGAATTGCCGGGGGATTTAAAGGGGTTGAAACATTGGAATTTAATTATAACGGAACAATTGCCGGGGTAAAGGTTGAAGCCGCCCCGGATAGTAATAACAAATAAATTTTTAGAGCGATGAACAAACAAGTATTAAGCCCGTTCGATTGCGATATGTGCGCAATGATTGAGGACATTACACAACAAGAAATTAATGTTACAGCGTCCGATACGTCGATACGTTTAAGTTGGTCGCAAAATGGTAGCGAGGGAAAGGATAAGCCGGAGGCGCAAAGGATTGCAGCGTTGAAACAAGCAATCCGGGGACGTTTGGGAGACCGTTTTATTGAGTTCTCCTATGCTGATAACAAACAATCGGTTTATATGAAGTACGACCCGGAAGAATACCCGGAAGAGGTAAGAACCAAGTTAGCCGACCCGGACGCAACGGCGGGTTCCCGGTATTGCCGCATAATGTTGGAAGTTGATGCAATCCAATTTCGCCGGGACAACGTGAACGACGTATTGAAGTTTACAGGCGGCGGAACGGTTACGACCCCAAGAACCCCGAACGGAAAGGCGGTTTATTCATTCCCGGACGGTAACGGAATATTCATTGATGTACCGGAAGATTGGTTTATTATCCGGGAGCCAAATGGACGATTTACTGCCCGCCCCGAAAAGGATTTCAAACGGGAATTTGAGCCAAAAGAAATACCCGCCGAAAAATCCCAAATACAACCGGATGAAACAAGCGGATGCGGTAATTGTGTTCATTTCCTGCATGAAGATGCCGACGGCAACGGATATTGTGAAGCGTTCCAAGAAAAGCAAAATTGCGGTGTTATGCCGTGCCAACATTATATCAATAAACAACAATTGAGCGATGAATAAAAGAGAAAAGTTTGTAAAGGAGATTGCGGAAGTTATCAACCGCAATTCATTGGAGGGTAATTTCAATGATACCCCGGATTACATTTTAGCGAGTGTTGCAGTTGCAGCAATGGAGGCTTTTGCCGATGCGTCCAAAGTACGGGACGATTGGCACGGTTTTAGAAAGGCAGATAATGACCGGAAATATAAAGCCATTTGCGAAAGCCAAAAAGCAAAGCCCGTGAAAACTTGTAAGGGTTGCCCGCTTATTGATGTTTGCCCCGCCGTTCAAATGGAAAAGCAACCGGAACGCAAAAGGGAGTACAAAAAGCCGGAAGCGTTCGACGTGCTAAAAGAGGTGCAAGCAATGGCGGATTTTTTCGGGGAAATGTTTCCCGGAACCGAAATTGAGATACACCGGATAGAACCCCGGAGAAAGCCACGGGATAAACGCCGGGCAAAGAACAAACGTAATAATCGGAAAGGAAAAACCATTTGAGGAATGAAAAAGGGAAATAATTGTTCCGGTACAATCCCGGATAAGTTGACCGGATGCGCCCCGGATAATCGGACACCCCAAAAGATATGCGGGACGTGTCGTTATTTTAACCCGGAATATCCGATAAACGGGAAACCCCGCCCGGTATGTTTAGCGTTGAAAGAAACCAAAGACGGGCATACGTATAAAATCACATTAGGAGTTGAACCGCATTTTCATTGCTCAAACGGAAAGTATGAAAATGGAATAGGACGATAGAGCAATAGCCCCGGAAACAAAGCCGGGGTTTTGCCGTTTATATGTGAGAGAGAACAAACGATTGGCAATGCGGCGAAAAAGCCGTAAATTTGCCCCGTGGTTAAAAGATAACCACCGAGATATAGAAAGTATTGAATAAGACAATAAAGCCTCTTAAAATGGAAATTCCGTGCAAATAACTTGCAAAAGGGCCAGCAACGTTTTAAGGAGGTAAACAGGGGAAAGGATAAAGCCCGGAACAAAAGAACAAAGGCAAAGGAGCCGATAAGGAGCCAACCAAAGGACGAAAAGGCGTAAAAGGCAGATTTTGACCCCTGTTTGACATTAAAAGAGGTTAGACGATGAAAAAGAGAAAGAAGCCATTAGGCTACAACAAACGTTCCGAGGAACAACGAATTTATGACATTCGGTTTTGCGCCGACTTGTTTTTGCGTGGTTATTCGTATCGAGAAATTGCCGACGCATTGAACCGGGATTTGTCCGCCCGTGGCGTTGGTTATACAATTTCGTTTCAAATGGTTTATTACGATTTGCAACAATGCCTTATCGAATGGAAGCGGGAACGGTTGGAAACAATCGACGAATATGTTACGCAGGAATTGCGCAAGTTGGATAAAATGGAGCAACAAGCGTGGGAGGCGTGGGAGGTATCCAAAACCGGAAAGCAGCGCACCAAAGAGAAAACCAACCGGGGGCGTCCTATCAAAACGGATGCGACCGACGGCGACCCGGAATATTACGGGTATGACGAAACGACCGTTGAAATGTCGGCGGGCAATCCCCGGTTTTTGGACTTGCTGTTGAACATTCAACAACGCCGGGCAAAGATGTTGGGATTTGATGCGCCCGTTAAAATCGAGATACCCGGATACAACGCCGGGACGGACGACGATAAACCGAAATACGATGTTAAGGCAATCCCGGACAACCTGTTGTTTGCCGTCGCCGACAAATTGCAGTCCGCCGAATTTCAAAAGACAATCGCCGAAAAAGGAGGGGCGCAATAATGGCAAGGCGAATGAATGTTGTTAAACAGGTTGTAACCAAAACGAACCATTATTGCAGGGATTGCGGACACGGCGTTTGGTATTTCGACCATGCGAATTTAGATGTTGCAAATAGATTGCCGATTTGTTGCCGTTGTCCGTTTTCCCCGAACCGTTGCCGGATAAGGAGCGAAATTGCGTGTTTGAATTGGATACCGAAAAAGCCCGGCGAATTGATAGTTACACCCGATAAAATTGTACGACCATGAGCAACGAGGAATTATTGAAGATGTACGAGGCAATCAAGGCAGACCCCGGCGAATTGGTGCGAGCCGCCGCCCGTAAACGTCTTATCAACTTTGCCCGGTATATGCAACCGGATTTGGTATTGGAACCGTTTCATGTTGTATATTATACCCTGTTGGATATGTTTGCGCATGGCAAAATACGAAAGATGATTGTACAACAGCCGCCCCAACATGGCAAATCGGAGGGGTCGAGCCGTAAATTACCCGCATTTATGTTGGGGTTAGACCCCGACCGCAAAATATGTATCGGTTCGTATGCGGCGACAATCGCACGGGATTTTAACCGGGACGTTCAACGAATAATCGACACGCCCCGGTATCGTGAATTATTCCCCGGCACGTACTTAAATGGGTCGAACGTCGTAACAATGGCGAATACCTATTTGCGCAATTCCGATGTTATCGAAATGGTCGGGCGTAAGGGGTCGTTGCGTGTCGTCGGTCGTGGCGGTTCGCTGACGTCTAAAACCGTGGACGTTTCGATATTGGACGACGTGTATAAAGATTACGCCGAGGGTAACAGCCCGATAGTACGGGCGGCGGCGTGGAAATGGTACACGACCGTTGTACGCACCCGTTTACACAATGATAGTCAAGAATTGATTGTATTTACCCGTTGGCACGACGACGATTTGATAGGGCGCATTGAAAAGAGCGGCGAAACGATTATTGATGTTAAGTGTTGGGCGGATTTGGAGGACGTAACGCCGGGGGCGTGGGTGCGCATAAACTTTGAGGGGTTGAAAACCGGGGAACCGACCGAGATAGACCCACGGGAACCGGGGGCGGCATTATGGGAAAGCCGACACAGTAAGCAAAAGTTGGAAGCGCAAAAGGCATTAGACCCGGTGCAATTTCAATGCCTGTATCAAGGCAACCCCGGTTCCGCCGAGGGGCGATTATATCAGCCGTTCAAAACATGGGTCGAAAAATCCGATTACGGCACGTACATACGTTCCGGGGCATACATTGACGTTGCCGATGAGGGCGACGACCTTTTGTTTGGTGCAACGTATGACGTCTATAAATCTGATAACATGGTTTTCAACGAGAAAACAAAGCGTATGGAACCGTTGTTATTTGCTTTAATTACGGATATGGAAATGACGGACGAAAACACGGACGTAACAACCGTAACTGTTCCGGCGATGATAAACCGCAACGGCACGCAAAAAGCATGGGTTGAGAGCAACAACGGGGGTGCGGGCTTTGAAAAGGTTATTAAAAAGAAAGTCCGGGCAATTACCGACCCGTTTTATCAAGGGGGTAACAAGGAAAGCCGGATAATCACTAATTCCGCAATGGTAAACCAACATATAATTATGCCGTTCGGATGGGAAACCCGGTATAAAGCCGTTTACGACCATGTTACAACCTTTTTGCGTAATTTCGATGCGAATACGCACGACGACCCGGAGGACGGATTAACCGGGATTTACGAAAAAGAGATTGCCGACGGTAATATACAACCATACGCACACGCAAACCGAGGTGTAAAACGACGCAATTAGCATTATTTTTGAGATATGCAACATTGTAGCCGAAAAAGTTTATAACTTTGTAGGCGAAAACAAAGGGCAAAGGGACAGCCCGGAGATAGTAAATAATAGTTTTAACGTTAAAAATTGAATTTATGATTACTTGTAAGTGTCCGGCGGCGGCTTCATTGCCCGATATTCCCGCCGTTAAATGTGCCGAAAGTTTCGGGCAAATCCAAAAGGTAGCGTTTCAACGTCTAACCAAAGACGATGGACGCAAAAACAGTTTTACGAGTGAAAAGGCAATTACTTCGCTTGCTTCATGGACGCCGTTATTGGCGGCGGATGATAGCACAAAAATTGTTGTTTCCCCGTATATCCAAGCCCCGACCAACGAAGCCGGAGCCGCCCGAACCTTTGGAGGTGGTAACGAAACATTGGGAGGCGTTGAGGAAATTATAGGGCGTGAACCAAACCCGTTTACCGGGGTAATGCGTAAAATCCCCCAATCAGTAATTAAGGCAATGAAAAAATTGCAATGCGAAAGTTGGGCGGACAATTTGGGCGTTTATCTGTTTGACGAAAACGGAAGTATTGAAGCTATTCAAGACGAAAAGACCCTGACAACGTATTATCCTATTCCTATTCGTTCGTTATTCATTGGCGACAAAACACACGGCGGATTGGAAGCCCCGGACAGCAACGCAATACAATGGGCGTTTTTGCCGAACTATTCGGATGACCTCACAATTGTAACCCCGGATTTCAACCCGCTAACCGATTTGAAACCCGCAAACGGTTGACGATATGGCGGCAAAGGTTACAAAGGTTAAATTAATTTGTCCGCCGCATGGTTTAACCGATGAATTTGAGATTAAGCACGCCGAAAGGTTGTTGCGGATGCCAAACAACGGCGGTTGGCAGTTACCCAAAGACAGCGATTTTAAATTTACCAACGACAATGGGATTGAGTATAAACGAAATAAAAAAGCGGATAACGGAGCCGAAAAAGCGCAAAACGATAAATAAGGCTATTTATCACCAACAGCGCATTAATTTTCACGCCCGCACCCGTATAACGTCGTTTGACATTTGCCAACCGATAACGGATTTTATGGCATTTGTTTCTAACCTATTGCCGCATGATAAGTTTAAGATGTTCAAAACATTGTTCCGTTACCCCGTTAAGACAAACGAGGTAACGGGCGTTTGTTTTGATAAGTTGAGCCGGATTTTTGACGGTCGTAACCCGGCGTTCAATTATCAGTTCCAAAACCCGGAACAAAGGGACGATTGGGAATATTACCGCCAAGACGTATTACACGAACCGGAAATTTGGAGTACAAAAGGATGGGAGTTTTTCCAAACCGAAATAAATAGCGTTCTAATTGTCGATATGCCGAGCGAACAAAACCCCGCCGACAAATACCCGCAACCGTATTTCTATTGGTTGCCTATTGCATCCGTGATTGATTACAGAGCCAACCCGACGACGGGGGTAATGGATTATATCATATTTAGGCAGGACGGCGAACGTATCGCAGTAATTGACGACGAACGTTATAGAGTTTTCAGAGAGGACAAAAACCACAATATCGGCGAATTGCTGATTGATAACCCGCACGACGTCGGTTATTGTCCCGCCCGTTTCTTTTGGAATGAACCGTTGAGTTTATCGGAACCCGACGTTAAGCAATCCCCGCTAACCAAACAATTGGAGGCGTTGGATTGGTTTTTGTTTTACCATATCAGTAAACGACATTTAGATTTATACGGAGCATATCCGATATATTCCGGTTACGAACAATCATGCGATTTCAGTAACGGCGAAAATGGCGATTATTGCGACGGTGGGTTTTTGAAAGACAAACAAGGGTTTTACAGATTGGACGCCGCGGGGCTTTTGATGCGTTGCCCCAAGTGCGGGGATAGTCGTATTAACGGCGTCGGTTCGTTCGTTGAAATACCAATACCGGACGGGGATAAACAACCCGATTTGCGTAACCCGGTGCAAATGCTAACCGTTGACCGTGGGAGTTTGGATTATAACGTTGAGGAAGAAAACCGCCTAAAGAATGACATTATTACGTCGGTTGTTGGAACCAACGAGGAAATAACCACACGGGACGCATTGAACGAGCAACAAATACAGGCGAATTTTGAGAGCCAAAGCACGGTATTAAACCGGGTAAAAAAGGGATTTGAGGCGGCGCAACAATTCGTCGATGAAACCGTTTGCCGTTTGAGGTATGGCGGTTTGTTCGTTTCTGCAAAAGTCAATTACGGCACGGAGTTTTATTTATCCAACGCAACGGAGTTACGGGAACGTTACAAGGTAGCAAAGGAAAGCGGCGCAAGCGAGGCGGAATTAGACGCACTACAAAACCAAATTATCGAAACGGAATACCGGAACAATCCAACCCAATTGCAACGTATGTTGACGTTGGCGGAATTGGAACCGTACCGACATTTGACCCGTAACGAGGTATTGGATTTGTACGACAAACAGATTATCAGCGAAAACGATATGCGTATAAAGTTGAATTTTGCTAACTTTGTACGCAGATTTGAACGTGAATATTTGAACGTGTTAGAGTTTGGGTATAATATGCCGTTCAACTCTAAGATAAATTTTATAACAAATAAATTTAATGATTACGCAAATGAACACAATGTTAAGTAGTGAGGTTTGGCAGGATATACAAGGTTATTCCGGCATATACCAAGTTAGTACATTAGGGCGTATTCGTAGTTTGAAAAAAGGGAAAATCAAATTACTAAAGCCTTATATCAACAATATGGGTTATGCTGTTTTATCTTTATATGCTAACCATAAACAAAAAACATATCATGTTCATAAATTAGTTGCTGATACATTTTTAGTTAGAATTGACGGCAAAAATTATATAGACCATATCAACGGCATTAAAACGGATAATAGAATTGATAATTTACGTTGGTGTACTCAAAGAGAGAACATTAATTTTGAATTATCAATCGCTAACCGAAAACATGCAATGCGTAAAGCGTGTGGAGTTTCTGTTAATCAATATGATTTAAGCGGTAATTATATTGCTACTTATGCGACATTAACAGATGCTCAAACGATTACAGGAATTGCGTATCAAAATATACGTGCGTGTTGTATTGGTAGATATAAAACAGCCGGAAAGTATATTTGGAAGTTTAACAAATAAATTAAAGCTATGCGAGTGAAAGTAAGCGAGGGCAAAACTAAAGACGTTGCGATTATCGACGTTACGCCCGAAAACTACATTGTCCCGGACAATGAGAAACATTTGTATCATTGCGTTATCGAAATTAAGAAATTCGACAGCGAAACGGGCAAACGGTTATCAATTCCCCGTATTCAGAAGTTCGGCAAAAAGGGTTATGAAAATAGCATTGCCGACAATCTGAAAAAGCAGGGTTACACGATTACCGTATTGCACGACCCCAACGAGTACATGAAAGCCAAAGCCGAGGCGGACGAAAAGGCAAAGGCAGAAAAAGCCAAAGCCAACGCCGAGAAAGCCGCCGCCGATGCCAAAGCGAAAGCCGAGGCGGACGCCAAAGCCCGTGCCGAGGAAAAGGCAGCATTGAAAGCCGAGATTTTGGCAGAACTGAAAGCGGCGGGAGTTATCCCGGCGGAACCCGCCAAAGAAACCAAAGCCGAGGACAAACCCGGAGCGAAAAAGTAACAGAGTATTAAACAATTAAAAAATACGATTATGGCACAGATTGCACAGCAGGACAATTTGGTTATTGAAGTAACAACAACCGCCGCCGCATTGGATGGCGACACAAAGAAAAAATTGATTGAATGTATTCAGGGCGGAACAATTACCGACGTAATTTTGGTAACAAAAGAGGCTGAAAAGAAAATCAGTCATGCACGTGTTGTTGGTTGGTTGGTTGACACAACCGGGGATTCCCCAAAATACACAATTGATATTATTAACGCAAACAGCGGAACAGTAACAGCAATCAAACTTAATTAATTCAAAGGGAAAGAATTATGTTAACGAGAGAAATTTTAGTTGCAAATGCGGCATTAGCCGGATTAACCGACGAACAAATTGCGGCAATTACAACATTGTCCGCCAACGACGAAAATAGCGTTATCGCCAAAAAGACGGGCGAAATTTACGGCGGATTGGATGCCGATATTTTGGCGGCGTCCAATATCGAAAAGAACGGAACCGAAAAGACGTTTGATTACGCAAAACGTGTGGTCGCCGAGCTAAAAACCAAAGCGGAAAGCGCAAGCGCATTGCAAACCCAAATCGACAGTCTAACGAAAGAAAAGGCACGTTTGGAAAAAGCCATTGCCGACGGTGCGACGGATGCGGAAACCGCAAAGGCATTGAAGCAAGCAAAGGCAGATTTGCAAAGCGTTACGACCCAATACAACGACCTCAAAACGAAATACGACCAAGCCGAACAAACCCACACAAACGAGGTGTTCGGCATTCGTGTTGAAACGGCATTGCAGACAGCAACCGCCGGGTTGAAGTTTAAGGCAGGATTGCCGGAAAGCGCAATAAGGGTTTTGTTGGGTCAAGCAATCGAAAAAATTAAGGGTATGAACCCGGAGTTTATCGACGACGGCAAAGGCGGCAAAATGTTAGCGTTTAAGGACGAAAACGGCGCAATCATGCGCAACCCGAACAATCAGTTGAACCCGTACACCCCCGGCGACCTTTTGACCCGTGAATTGGAAACAATGGGTATTTTGGATAAAGGACGCCAAGCGGCGGGCGGCGGAACCAATCCCCCGGCGGGCGGCGGTGCGGGCGGTAATGTTACCGTTGATATATCCGGCGCAAAAACGAGGGTTGAGGCATACGACGCAATCGCAAGCACTTTGCAACAACAAGGTTTGCAGATTGGAACGGCTGAATTTGACGCCGGAATGAAACAGGCATGGCAGGATAACAATATTGCCGCATTGCCGGAAAAGTAAAAGACAACACGGGTAAAGGGTAAACCCGCTTTATAAACAATTAAATTTTTAAACGTATGAGTTTAATAGCAACGAGAGTACAAAATTGGCGGATAGAGAACCCGGAGTTAGACCGTAATATGTTCCGCCCGTGTGAGTACGGCGCATTGGATTTCTTTATTGAGCAAACCAATGCCCCCAACTCAATCATTAGCCCTAATTTGAGAGACAGGGCGTTAGTAAGTATCGGTAACACGGTACAAGTTCCGGTTATCAATTATGACGAAAACGTACAAGTTAGCAACGTGCGTTCATGCGTTATTGCTGATAATGAAAATACGTCCGCATTGGTAACGCTTGTTTGGGCTACTTATGCAATCGGGTTTACAATGGTTCCGGCGGCATACTCAAACAATGAGATTTCGTACCAACACGATTTTATGCGTAAAATGGAGAAAACAACCCGTGCGTTGGCGGATGCTTTGGATAAAGGAGCCGTTGCCGCATTGGAAGCGAACAAAACGCAGGTTTTCAAAACTTTGCTTAATTACAAGGAGACCGGGAACGTTATCCAAGTGCCAACCCAAATGGCAACCGAGATTTTGGGCGACATTAACCCAATCATGCGAGCGAATTGTTACCCGGAATATATCCACCTTATCGCAAATGCGGGGGTTGATAGCCTAATTCGTAAGTTGGCGCAACATGGCGTTTACAACGACGTTAATAAGCGCATGGAATACGATAACAAAGTATTGCATTATACCAACAACGTAACCGACGAAGAGAGCAAAATGGGAACAATGTTTGCCGTTGCTGATGGAAACGTTGGTATTTTAACCCGTGTTGACCGTGAAGCGTACCGCCGTACCCGTGCGAATTTCCACGAATGGGACATTGTACGATTGCCGTACATTGATTTGCCCGTTGGTTCGCATTATTATACCGCCGTGGGCGACCAATCGGCGATTATGGGCGACGCAACCGCCGATTTGACGTGTGCAGTTAAGGAGTATTTCGGATTTAGCGTTGATGTTGCCTACATGGTAGCATATAACAGCAAACCGGAAACCGTGGCAAATCCGATTATCAAAGCCGAGATTGCAGCACGCAACCAGAACGAACCGTTGGGTATGCCCGTATATGTAACCAACGCCGGGGAATTTCCCGCCGGGGGTGCAGGCGCATAAGCCGGAAAACGGAACAATTATTTAACCGAGGGGACGGGGTGGTTATCCCCGCCCCCTTATTTATTTCAAACGCAGATGTATCGATTAAAAGAAATACAGGACGCATTATTGCACGTCGTCGGGTGGGAACAATCATACGACCCGGCAAAGGCGATAGACGACAATTTAACGCAGACGGAAAGCGGTTTGACGTTTCAAGGTGCGCACCCCCTTGTTACTTTGGATAATGTCCGGGCAATCGTCCCGGATGATTTCGTTTTTCAATATCCGGTTTGGGATATGATACCGGAATACAAAACAGGTGCGAAAGTGCGACACAATGGCAAAGTATGGATTGCCCGCCGGGACAACCAAAATGTCGAACCCGTCGCAAGTGATTTTAACGACGATTTCAACAACGATTATGGAAACCCGGATTGGGGCGAATACAACTATTTATCCGACTATTTGGAAAGGTTGACCCGTAACGGTATCGCCCAAATGGTACAAACATTCACGCAAATAAAGGGATTGGATAAGGAAACAAAGAACCTATTGGAACGGCGCACGTTCTTTGACGGTGCGGGACGTATCCGGGCGACGTTGCCGAATAATCATAAATTAGTCGGGTTTGAAATTGTCTCGGTTCGTTCTATGGGCGTAACAATGAAAATCGAACAAATCGGGTTGCAAATGACGGGCGCAACCGGGGTTGTTCGTATGTATCTTTTCCATTCGTCCCAAATTGACCCGATAAAGACGTTTGATTTGAATTTTACGCAGACAAACGGCGGTTTTCAATGGTTCCCGTTGAAAGATTGTTATTTGCCGTATATCAGTACCGGAAACAACGCCGGGGGGTCGTGGTTCCTTTGTTACAACCAAAACGATTTGCCCGCCGGGATGCAGGCAATTAACATGACAAAGGATTGGAGCCGGGAGCCGTGCGGGACGTGTACGGGTTACGTTGATTTGGAGCGTTGGCGGGAAATAACCAAGTATTTACAGGTATCCCCGTTTATGATGAACGCCCCGGAAACATTCGACGAATACCCGGAGTTGTGGGATATTGCGTTGACGATGTACACCAATACGCAGAATTACGGGTTGAATTGCGAAATAACCGTTGGTTGCGACCTAACGGATTTTATCATTAAGGAAAGGCAGATTTTCCAAACGGTTATCCAACGACAGGTTGCCGCAATCATGTTGCGCACGTTGGCAATGAACCCCGATGTTAAGGTAAACCGGAACCAAGTAAACGCAACCCGGTTGGAAATTCTTTACGAATTGGACGGCAACGTTGAGGGTCGCCCCGGCGGTTTGGGTTATGACCTTAAAAAAGCATACGAGGCGTTGCGGTTGGATACGCAGGGTATCGACCGTATTTGCCTTACTTGTAATAACCACGGCGTAAAATACCGGACAACGTAAGATTATGGCGGGGTTAAAGTCGATACAGGATTTACGCAACCGGGTTGCCACGTTCAACAACGGGTTATCGTCCGGCGCATACATTCAACAAATCATTTGGGACAATGACGCCTATATTGTTGATATGAACGCCGAGGAACAATTGTTTGAACAGGGTATTAACCGTTTGGGCGTGGATATTATGGATTACGCCCCGTATTCGCCGTTGACGATAGCCATAAAGGAGGAAAAGGGACAACCGACAAACCGGGTAACGTTACGGGATACCGGGGATTTTGAAGCGTCGTTTTTTTTGGAAGTCGGCGACAAACAATTTGAAATAAAGGCGTCGGATTTCAAAACGGAGGACTTAATAAAAAAGTACGGGCGGCAAATATTGGGATTGACGGACGAAAATATTGCGGAGTTGATTTGGCAATATATATTCCCGGACTTAATGGAGAAAGCAAAAAACGTATTATATGGCAACGAATAAGAAAACAACCCCTATAATTCCCAACCCGGTTTTAATTGACCGGGTTTTGGGGAACATACAAACCGGGTTAATGGATAACGTCGATTGGTTGGACGTCGCATTTGGGCGGGCGCAACGTATCGCCAAAGTGATACAGGGCAAACGCTATTATACCCCGAACGTATATGCGGGCGGGACGGAATGGAGAGGCGACAATGATTATATCGACGTTTCCCCGGATGCCAATATTGGCAATTTTTCGTTCTTTTGGATAGACGACCCGCAAACGGTCGGTTGGGTTCCCAAAGAGCAAAGCGAGATTAAAGCCCCGTTTTCCCTTATTGTTTGGTTCGATTTGCGCAAGGTTTACCCCGGTCAACTCAACAACCGGAATACCGAGGCATTGAAGAACGAAATATTGACTGTCCTAAATGGCGGTTTTTGGCTGAAAGACGGGACGATTGTAATAAACCGGATTTATGAGTTGGCGGAAAACGTGTACCGTGGGTTTACGTTGGACGAAATAGATAATCAATTTTTAATGCACCCGTTCGGCGGTTTTCGCTTTGAGGGTGTATTGTCAGTTAATCAACCTTGTAACATTTAACGATATGGTAACTTTCATTATTTGGGTTTTGGTCGTGGCAACCGTGGCGGCGTTCCTGTTGACCCTGTTAAAAAAGTGGGGCGTTATTGAGTACGTCCAAGTTCACGGCAACGACTTTTTTGTTAAGATGTTCAATTGCGGCTTTTGCTTATCATGGTGGGCGGGGGTCGTTTTGTCCGTCCTGTTTGCTATATGCACCGGGAACCCGGCGTTGTTGTTGGTTCCCTTTTGTTCAACCATGATAACACGTTATTTGCTATGAAAACGGTTAAGATAGGGGAATACACGGTTGAGATATACGACGCAATCGACGAATTACCGATGTTGCGTTTCCATAAATACAATAAAATGTTGTTGGTTGATGCCGGGATTGGTTCGGATTTACAGGATTTCGACACGCATATTGAAAAGGCAATGAGATACGCCCGGAGCAAAACCCCGGAATTGGCGGCAATCGAATTGGATAATATGCGGCAAAACGTGTATTTCATTCAATCCGGGTTAAGCCCGAAATGTTTAGCGTTTGCCGTGTTGGTTAAATCAATCGACGGAACCCCGTACAACGATTTATCCGACGATGGGTTGCAAAAGGTCGTCGATATGTTCGGCGACGTTCCGATTAAAGAGTTGACCGCCCAAATGGAAGCGGTCAAAAAAAAAATAGATGATGAATTGCAAATGTATTTCCCCCGTATGTTCGACGATGCGACGATTAAAGAGTATTACGACGAATTGCGTAACCGGACAATGTTAATGTTGGATGCGATTATAAACGGCGATACAGAGGACAAACGGGCGGAAATTGATAAAATAACGACGATGTTGTTGTTATATAATCGCCCGGTTGTTTTTAGCGGTTCCGATAACATGGAAATTCAGTACGATAAACAGTTTGAAAATATGTGTTTAACCATATCGCAACATTTGCACGTACCGGAACCAAAGAAATACACCGTATTGGAGTATTACAACGCATTTGAGCGGATAAAGGAGTTGTTGAAACCAACCAAAAATAAAAACGGCGTTAAATAAGGCGATTTGCGGCGTTGTTTTTCTTTGGTTGATTAACTACATGGAAAAGAAAAGATAATTTAATACGGGGCAAATTGCCCGCAAATAACGTTAAGTATGGCAGATAATAACAACCCTATAAAATATAGCGACCTTGTAAGCCCGGACGATTCGATTACAAAGTTGATTAATCAGTTAGACCAACTTTCCGACGCCTATATGAACACTCTAAAAAATATAAAGAGTGAGGCGATAACGGTTAAGGCTGCATTGGAGGGCGTAAGCGGGGCGACCGAAAACGGACGTAAAACAATCCGGGGGGCGTCCGCCGATACCGACAAATTGACACGGGCGGCAAAGGATTTGGCATTTGCGGAAAGCGAGAACGCAAAACGGTTGGCGGAATTGAAGCAAGCGCAAAAAGAGGCGAACGAATTAAACAAGTTGACAACCCGGTTGAACCAATCCGCCGAGGGTTCATATAATCGTTTGTCCGCTCAATACTCAATCAATAAAATATACCTCAATAATATGACGGTTGAGGAAAGGGAGGCGACCGAGGAGGGGCGCAAATTGGTTGCCGAAACAAAAGCGATTTACGAGGAAATGAAACGGTTGCAGGAAGCGACCGGGAAAACGTCGTTAAACGTGGGTAACTATTCCGACGCCGCAAAAGGGTTGACGACCCAAATAGAGAACCAAACGAAGCAATTAGCATTGTTACGATTGGAGGGCAAACAAGGAACCGCCGAATATCAGCAATTGAGCAAAGAAACCGCAATGTTACGAGATGCGGTTAAGGATGCGACCGATGAAATTACCCGCATGGCGTCCGATACGTCCAATTTGGATGCCGTATTAGGTTTGGCGGCTGGTGCGTCCGGTGGGTTCGCCGCATTTACCGGGGCAATGGAATTGTTCGGGGCGGAAAGTGAGGACGTACAAGAAGCGCAAAAGAAGTTACAGGCAGCAATAGCCATTACAACCGGGGTGCAAGCCATACAAAACGCAGTACAAAAACAATCCGCAATTATGTTGGGTATTTCCCGGATACAAATGGCGGCATTGAGCAAAGCGCAAGTTTATAACCGCCTTGTTACCATGCAGGGAACAAAGGCAACATTGGCGGCTACAATTGCGCAAAAGGCTTTCAATCTGATTGCCGCCGCAAATCCGTATGTTCTTTTGGCGTTGGCATTGGTTACGGTTGTGGGGGCTTTAGTTCTGTTTGCATCTAATACCGATAAATCGGCAAAGAACCAACAAAAACTTAACGAGGCGCAAAAGGCGTGGTTGGATTATTTGGAAACCGAGGCAACCGAAATGAACCGGGTTAGCAACGAACGTGTCGCCCAATTGAACCGGGAATTAAACATTGCTAAAGCCCGTAACGCTTCATTGTCTGAAACCCGAAAGATTGAGGACGAAATATTAGCCGAGCGCACAAAGGCGCATAATAAAAGCGTTGGTTTTTACGGTCAAGAATTAAACGATTTGGAGGCAAACCGGGCAAAGTTGAAGCAATTAAACGATATGTTATTGCAGTTGAATAACGCCAAAGCCCGTGGGGATAAGAAAGTTTATATTGATGTTGATTTAGACGGTAAAATTGATAAAGTCAAGGTTGATGAAGCAATTGAAGCCGTACAGGGTCAAATAGATAATACCGGGCGGGCGGTTGACATTGCCGTTAATCTAAAAACCGAGGGGGCGGATTTGGACGCCGAAAGGAAAATACAAGCCGCCCAAAGAGCAAACGAAAACCGGAACGCCGCCAAAGCGGAAACGGATATATTGCGCAAAGCCGAGGACGCCCGGATTGCCTTAATTAAAAATTCATTCGACCAACAACGGGCGCAACGTCAAGCCGCCAACGCCCGTGCGATTGCCGACATACAATTGCAGTTGAGGACGGAAACCAATTTAACGGTTAAGGCACGCAAAGCGTTAAACGACCAAATTGTTTTATTACGGGAACAATTGGCGGTTGATATGGTAGATATTGCCAACCAACAACGGGCGGCGGAATTGTCCGCACAACGGGCAACGCAGGACGCCCAAATTGCATTGATGGCAGAGGGGGCGGAAAAGCAACGGGAACAATTGCGGGTTGAGTATGAAAGGCAAATACAGGACATTAACACCCGGTTAGAAACCGAGCGGGGATTAACTGAAACGCAAGTTGCCGAATTGCTTAACCAACAATTACTTTTGCAACAACAATACGCAAAGAGTTTGGGCGAATTGAACGACCAAATTACAATAGACCAAATGCAAGCCGCCGCCGACCGGACGCAATTACAATTAGACGCCGCCCGTGAGGGTTCGCAGGAGGAAATAAATTTGCGTATTCAGTTGTTACAGCAACAACGGGCAATCGAATTGGCACAAAATAGGCAATTAGCCGAGGACGTGCGCCAATCCGAGGCGGATATTAACGCCAAATATGATGCCGAGGTATTGAAGCAAACGACCGAGTTAAACCAACAACGGGCGTTAATGCTATTCGACCAAACACAAGCGTTGGAGGCGTCCGAGTTTGATTTAATCCGCAATTCCGAGGAACGCAAAACCCGGTTCCGGTTAGCGCAAGAAAAGGCACGGTTGCAAAAGATTTTAGAGTTGAACAAAGCCGCCGGGGTTAAAATGACGGATGCCGAGGTTAAGACAATCGAAAATACCATTGCGAAAATCGACCAAGAAATTGAGAAAAGCAAAGGCGACGAACGGGGTAACGACATATACGGATTGTTCGGGCTGAATTTGGACGACGACCAAAAGGAGGCAATAAGTACGTCCGTTTCCTTTGCCATTGAGCAATTAAACGGTTTTTTGGATGCAAAGGTACAAGCCGCCGACGCCGCCGTTTCCGCCGCCGACAAAGAGGTTGACGCAAGCCAACGCCGATTAGATGCGGAATTAGAGGCACGGGCGAACGGTTACGCCAATAACGTTGCAATGGCTCAAAAGGAATTGGACGTTGCGAAAAAGAACCAAGAAAAAGCCCTAAAGGAGCAACAAAAGGCACAGAAAGCACAGGCGGCAATACAAACGATACAACAAATTGGAAACCTTGTAACGGCGTCCGCTTTGATTTGGTCGCAATTGGGGTTCCCGTTTGCAATCCCGGCAATTGCTATAATGTGGGGTTCCTTTGCCGCCGCCAAAATCAAAGCCGCCCAATTATCCAAATCAGCCAACGCCGGGGGTTCGGAAAGTTACGGCGATGGTACGGTTGAATTGTTGGCGGGCGGTTCCCACCAATCCGGGGACGACGTGGATTTAGGAACCAAACCGGATGGAACCCGGAGGCGTGCCGAGGGCGGGGAATTTTTCGCCGTTATCAATAAACGTAATTCCCGCCGTTTCCGTCGTTTAATCCCGGACGTAATAAATAGTTTGAACCGGGGAACATTCCCCCAAAAGTACCTTAATGCCTACAATACCGACGGCATTAATGTAACGGTTCAACAAAATAACGCACCGGATTTGCGGGATTTAAAAGACGATGTAAGGGAGATTAAGGAACAAAACCGCCGCCGTCGTTACGTCGATGGCAACGGCAATGTTATTGAGGTTTACAAGAATTTGACACGTAAAATTAAAAATTGATATGAACCCGATTTATAGACATTCATTTGTAAATGCGTTTTTAGCGAACGGGGCGATAAGTAAAACAACCGGGAACATAAACGGGAATAGTACATATTTCTATTATACCCGTACTTTTGTCCCGGTTGGGAATGTGTACCCCCGCAAATTGTTTCAGAATTACACCCCGCAAGCCGGGGGCGCATTTTACGATAGCAATAAAAAGATTATCGGCGGTTGGGGAAGCGACCCAGTCGCCACAAATACGGAATTTGACATACCAAGCAATGCCGCATATATCCGGTTTAATGTAAGCAAAACGCAATACGCCAACGGGACGGCATGGTTGAGATTGGGAACGTTGGACGCCCCGAACGTCTTACAAGGTCAAACCGTGCATCCGATTTATAAGGACGATTTGGCAAAGGAGTACGAATTAGAAACCAACCAACGGTTTTATCGTGCCAAATTATCCGGCAAAATTACCTTTGTCCGGGATGATTACGACTATATAAACCGTCAATCGTTCGACAATGAATTTTTGTATTGCATTGAAAAGAGCGACGACGGCGGGCGTACATGGTTCCAATACTTTCAAGGCAAGTTTATGAAAACCGATTGCACGTTTACCGATTACGATAAAAAGGTTGTTGTACAACCGGACGCAATCGACGATTATAACGACGTGTTGGCGGGATTGGAAAAGGAATACAATTTAATAACGTTAGCCCCGACAATCCAACGGATAACGATAAACAAGCGTCCATTAATTCAAATATACGTTCCGGGGGATAGTGTTGTTTCTTGTTTTTTGGGCGGTACGAATTGGGAACAAGACGCAAACGCCACGACCGACCAAAACGCACTAATACAAACCTATCATTTTGCACTATGTAATATTTTGAAAGAAATACAAATTACGTCGCACGGTTCCCCGGCGGTAATATCCGGGCTTTATACCGGGCGAATGGCGACGGGTGCAAGTGCAAACGTTTTCGAGGGAAAATTATACCCGGAATTAAACGTAAATTATTATATCTATATTACGCAACAAAGAATTGACGGTTTACCGTTTGGGGCTGTTGCGGTCGAGATACGCAAACAATCCGATGATACGGCAATGTTTCGTTATACAAAGGTTACAACGTCGCCTTTTGATACATTGGAGTTTGATTTAACCGCTGTTGAGGGTTCCGGCGCAACGGGTACAATGCACGCCGATATGAAAAGTTATAATATATACGCCCGGTATTTGTGCGACGTGGAGAAAATCGACGACCTTAATACATATCCATTGCCCGCCGATGATATAGTTGATAATAACCGTAATTGTAGGCGTGCGATTGGTTACGCAATCGACGTGGCGTTTATTTCAAACAACTTTTCAGATACCCCGACCGAGTGGGGATTAGCGGACAACGGAAAGTATTTTGCGCCGCCTTATTCCATATACGGACAAACGTTTTATTCAATCGCCCGGTCAACGTGGCGTTATGCGTCGTTGTGGTTTGGGTTTTATTTGATGGATTGGATATTAGAGGAAAAAGCACGAAAAGCATATACTTTGCGGGATGCGTTCCCGGTTGCGTCTTGTATATCCGTTTTGCTCAATCAGATTGCACCGGGTATAACACACGCAGCCACGGCAGAGTACAGTCAATTTTTATACAGCGGTAACAACCCAATATCCGGGTTGAATTTCCGTTTGCTTGTATCACAGAAAACCAATATTATAAACGGGGAATATCAGCAACCCGCACAAAAAGCCCCGACGACCTTACAACAATTTACCAATATGTTACGGGATTGTTTTAAATGTTATTGGTTCATTGAGGACGGCAAATTTAAAATCGAACATATCCAATATTTCCGCAATGGCGGTTCCTATTCCGGCGGGGCTATATTAAGCCACAATTTGACAAAGGAATTGAATTTGCGAAACGGGAAACCGTGGGCGTTCAACACGTCGGAATATTCGTTTGATAAGGTCGATTTGCCGGAACGTTACCAATTTAAGTGGATGGACGACGTTACGGCGGCGTTTGAAGGTTTGCCGATACAGGTAATTAGCAAGTATGTAACGCCCGGAAAGGTTGAGGACGTAAACGTATCTAATTTCACGTCGGATATTGATTTGATGTTGCTAAACCCCGGCAACATGAGTTCGGACGGGTTCGCCTTATTTGCCGCCGTTCCGCCAACGTCCGGGTCGCAATGGATATTACCGTTTACAAGTCAAACCGTCAACGGGGTTGAATACATTTTGCAAAACGGATATTTGGCGTTTATTAATCTGCAATCGCCCTATTGGTTGTATGATTTACCCGCCCGTAGGGTATCAATAAACGGTTCCGAGGTTTACGCATACGGTATTGAGAGAAAGAAGAAACAAACGTTTAGTTTTCCGGCAAATGACGACCCAAACCCGATGCAACTAATAAAAACGTATATCGGTAACGGTCAAGTTGATAAATTAAGCGTAAATTTGTGTAGTCGTTCAATTAAAACAACTTTGAAGTATGACACCGAATAACAATTTGTCGGTATTGCCGTTTTATGAAAGTCCGCAATACCAAGATTATAAAAAATCGTATGCGTATGGCGATGTTTACCCGTTATTTACGCCTATAAATAAATTATTGCCGTTTCAAATCATACGTCCGACCCGTACCAATTCGATTGCATGGGTGCGGATTTACGATTATAAATTTACCCGTATATTGGCAGATATAACAACGATGATGAAAGAAACCGGATTGCAGATTGTCCGGTTTGCTAATTACGGTTATGATGTTATTGTTTATCCGGGATTGTTGCCGTTATCTTTGGATTTACCGGAGGGGCGATATATGATTGCTATTAGCGACGGCGCACAAACGTTTTATTCGGACGTATTTACATGGATTTCCGGGGGAATGGATGGTTATTTGTGCATTGAATGGAGCGACGCCGCCAATATGGAGGTTGACGGCGGACAAATCGTTTACGAGGGCGTCCAATTCAAAAACCGGGTTTACGTTTGTGCCGAGTTAGGAAAGCCGGAATACAAGTTTGAGGAAGAGGGCGAAGAGCGGGACGGGTATTTTTTCCCCGAAAAACAAATATCCGAAAAGACGTTCCGGTTTATATTTTTAGCCCCCGAATACCTTTGCGACGTAATGCGGTTAATCCGCATGAGTGATTTTGTTACGGTATATAGTCAAGGCAGGAAATACGATTGCGATACGTTTTTGATTACCCCTAAATGGCAAACGCAAGGTAATTTAGCGTCGGTTGAATGTGAATTTGAATGTGCAACGGTTGTTAAGAAAATCGGACGGGGTGTTATTCCAACAACCGGAGGCGATTACAATAAAGACTTTAATAATGATTTTAATAATAATAATGTAGTTTAAATTTTTATCAGTATGGGAAATTACGAAGAATTAAAAGCCGCCGTTGCGTCCGTTATTAAAACGAACGGCAATCAAGAAATTACAGGGGATTTATTACAAAACACATTGTTAACTATAATATCAACAATGGGTAGTAATGCAATATTTGCAGGAATAGCAACGCCAACAACAACCCCAGGCGTAAATGATGCAAATGTATTTTATTTAGCGTATGAATATGGTATATACGCAAATTTTGATTCCATCAAAATAGATAATGGAGTAAATATAATATATAACAAGTCTGGTTCATGGGAACATGAATTAGTAATTCTTGATTGCAATAAAGGTAAAATCCAACTATATGATGGAACAATAAGACAATCGGATGGCGTATATATAAAAAATGAAAAAACAAGGGTTGTAACATCTTATCTAATACCGCCTATAATGTTAAATTTGAAAGCTGGCTATCAAATTACAACAGTTGCAGTATATGATAGAATTAGCGGAAGTTATATAGGGATGAAAGATATAGAAGAAACATACGAAATGGATGGTATATCAATAAGGATTATAATAAAAAAAACAGATAATACGGCAATAAGAAGTGATGAAAATATAATTGATGAAATAATATCACAAAATACAATTAATAAATCAAATATGTCATCATTATATAATGTAATAGATATATTCGGTTTAAATGGTGATTTGGACGGAGGGTATTATAGCAAAGAATACGCAATTCAAAAAGTTTACAGTATCATTAATCCACGGTTAAAAAACAAAGATAAAGCATTTGGGACAATAATAGCTTACTGTTCCGTTTATGGTAATACGGAATATATTAGAAATGATGGAGGTACATTTACAATTGCAGATAATTGGTCTAAAGTAAATATGAATGCTTATGATGTAACAAGAGTTGTACACCCTACATTAGAAGGTGGTTTTATTAGTCCTACAAACGGGTACGATATGAATAGATTTATTAAAACGTGTCTCCGAACTAAATACTATATTAAATCTTCCCAAGTTAACAGGGTAAGAGTAATTGTGAATGATGGCTACTCTATATATTTCCGGCAATATGACAAATATAAGAATTTGATATTGCCATTGCAGCCGTATAATGGAGATGTCACAATTGACCGTAATTGTGAGTTTTTTAGGTTTATAATAGAAAAGAAAGGGAATACAGAGAATAATTTAATAACTGAAAGCGAAATTGGATTATCAGTTTATTTGTATTGTACTAAAGATTTTGTTTTCATTGAAGATAAAAATCCATATAAAGATGGTTTAATACAGTTATCTACAAGGGTTCAAATACCTATGAAACCTAATGATGTGTTAGAAACAAATGTTAGTGAAGCAATAAAATATAGTTATGATATTCAGACAATAGGTAATATAATATTAAAATTGCCGAAATCATACAACGAGAATGGAGGTAAAACAAGGCTTATAATATTCGCACATAGTAGTGCATACCCAGAGGTGCAGAATTTTTATGAATATGACCCATACGTTGATTATCTTGTTGGGCAAGGTTATGCAGTATGTGATTGTACAGCATACGCAACAAGTGATGATATTGCAGGAGGATTCAGAAGTAATGTTATAGGTACGTTACATTTCCTTTGTACTCCGCTAAATTATAAGTGCTATGTTACTATGTACCATTGGTTAATGGAGAAGTATAATTTTTACAAAGAGGTATTTATATTCGGAAAGAGTCACGGAGGTTTTCAGGCGTATTCATTGCCTGAATATACCGATATCCCAGTTCTTGCAGCATGTTCGTTAGCGGGAGCGTATGATATATTTTCTATAAAGTTTGGTTACACTAACGAGGATAGGATAGCATTCATGGATTCATTCGGATTCAGTGGTATGGAAAGAGATGAAAGTGGTGAATTAATAGGAGAAGGTAAAGTAATGCTAATCCCGGAAGGAGGTTCTGATATAGGATGGACGGAAGAACGCAAACAATATGTACGCTCAAATATAGATAAAACATTAGGATATATATGTATCTCACAATCTGTAACTAATATTAGCAATTTAGATATTTTCGATATATTAGCCGTTGATAGTAATTTTGAAACAAGGCTAAATAATTGGAAACAAAAGAAACCAATAAAAATTACTAAAATACCATTTGCTATATTTTGCGCAGAAGATGATTATAGCTTGTTTTACGAAAATATGTTGGCTAAACTATCAATAAACAACGCTAATTCTATATGTTTTCTTAGGAAAATGCCAAGTGGTAGCGGAAATCCGCATCATACAGTTGATACGGCGGGACCTTTTATAGATAATATTGTCGCAGCAGATGGTAATACATATAAAAATATACCCGTTGCGTGGGCTGAAATGTTGAATTTCTTTATTCAATATGAATAATATGACTAAATATATATTTACATGAATAAAAAACATGTAAGTCGGGTTTCGTTGACGTTACCCAATTTCATGGAGGGTTTGAACGTGGAAATTGTAGAGCAAACAGACAACGCCGTATTGTTGACCGATACCGTGCAAAACGGAAAGTTGTTTGTAAGTTACAACACGGACGACGCCAATTATTTAGTATTACGAACGAAGTAAGAACCGAGCCGGGGAGCAATCCCCGGCATAACAATTTGATGATATGGATAAAATATTTACATGGGAACAATGGCGTATGATATTCGCCACGTCGTTAAGCCCGGTTTTAGCCTATTTAACCCCAACGGCGGGTTTTATGTACGCATTGGTTATAATGTTTGCTTTCAATATTTGGGCGGGTATGCGGGCGGATGGGGTAAGCGTAAGGCATTGCAAAAACTTTCGTTTCAGTAAGTTTAAAAACGCATTGGCGGAATTGCTTTTGTATGTTACCATTATACACGTTATTTATTCGGTAATGCTGCAATGTGGCGATAATGAAGCCGCCAAAGTAGTAATTAAATCGCTTACTTATGTTTTTATGTATGTGTATTTGCAAAACGCATTCCGCAACCTTATTAAAGCATATCCCACAAAGGTTGCGTTGCGTATTATTTATCACGTTATCCGGTTGGAGTTTACACGGGTATTGCCGGGATATTGGCAACCGATAATTGAGAGATACCAACGGGAACACGATAGCGATATTATTAACGATAAAGAAAAGGAGGGCGAACAATGAACCAAACAGAGATTTTAAAGTATTTGGAGGGGCAAAAAACAACCCGGACGATTACGGATTTGATTGTACATTGCACCGCAACCAAGCCGGGCGCAAAAGTCAACGTTGATGTTATCGACGGTTGGCACAAAGAACGGGGATTTAAGAAGCAACCCCAAAGCGGGCGAATTTGCGGTTATCATTTTGTTGTATTGCCGGACGGGACGATTGAAACCGGGCGTTATCTTTCCGAGATTGGGGCGCACGTTTCCGGGCAAAATTCCCGTTCTATTGGTATTTGTTACGTTGGCGGATTGGATGCCAACGGCAAAGCCGCCGACACACGCACCCCGGAACAAAAGGAGGCGTTAATATGGTTATTATCCCGATTAGTTGTTATGTTCCCGGACGCAACGATTAAGGGACACCGGGATTATTCCCCGGATTTGAACGGCGACGGTATAATTGAACCGTGGGAGTTTATAAAAGAATGCCCGTGTTTTAATGCGGCAATTGAATATAGTAACATTTAATTTTGTACCATTATGACAAAGAAAGACAAAAAGGAGTATTTGGAACAATTGGTTGCCAATCAAGGGAACCAAGCGGGAATTAGTATTGCCCCGTTGTTATCCGCTATTATTGCAGATTGCGAGGACGTTTTTACGGTTACGGTTGAGAACAACCAAGAAAATACGAAAAACGTAACGAACCCACAGGCGGAAATAGACGCATTTATTGACGCCGTAAACGCCGACCCGTTGCACAACATACCAAAAGTATATATTTCGGGCGTCGTAATTTCCTTTGCACAATTGGAGATTAACGAGGACGAAATAAATAGTACGGTTGAAATGGCGGGCGGACATTATGTTTTAACATTGAGTAAAACGCCCAATAGTTCGTTAATCATATACACGGCAAACACATGAAAAAATATCTAATATTGGCGGCAATCATTATGGCGGTTGCCGTCGCCTTTTGGGTACAACAAAGCCGTATTAAGAGTTTGACCGCCGAACGGGATAAATACCGGAGCAATACCGAAACGTTGTTGCAGGACGTCCGAACCTATCAAACAAAGGATAGTTTGAACGCCGCAAAGGTTGGGAATTTGGAGTTAAAATTATCCGAATATAAAAAGTACCGGGCGGACGATGCGGCGTTAATCAAATCGTTGCAGACAAAGAACCGGGATTTGCAAAAGGTTACGACGGCGCAAATGGAAACGATAAACGAATTACGGGCGAATGTCCGGGATAGTATTGTATATTTGTCCGGCGACACGGTTACGACCATATTACGTTGTATTGAGTATTCCGACAAATGGGTTGACTTTGACGGATGTATTATAAATAATACGTTTTCGGGCAAAATTATAACACGGGATAGCCTTTTAATAACGGAAAGTGTGCAATATAAGCGTTGGTTAGGTTTTTTATGGAAAACAAAACGGATAAAAAACCGTGAATTTGATATTGTTTCAAAAAATCCAAATTCAAAAATTACCGGGTTTGAAGTTATAACCATAGAAAAATAACTATCTTTGCAACAAACGGGGATAGGTTGGAGTAGCTACCAACCGAAAAGGGTAAAGCCAACAGCCCGTCCCCGTTTCTCTTAAAATGTTGGCTTACTTATAAAGTTGGCAAATATGGAAATTTGGAAAGATGTACCCGGATATGTGGGATTGTATCAAGTTAGTAATTTAGGTAATATCCGTTCACTAAGCAAAAAACGTGGTTGGTTGCAATTGCGATGTAGATTAATGAAAGTAAGAAAGAATAAACATGGATATTTACAGGTTCATTTAATGAATGGTAATAATAGGAAAACATTTAATGTTCATAGATTAGTTGCAATTGCTTTCATTCCTAACCCCGAAAACAAACCATGTATAGACCATATAGATACAGACAAAACAAATAATCATGTGGACAATTTACACTGGGTTACATATTCGGAAAATTCATTAAATCCAATAACAAACGCAAAGCAAAGAAAAAGAACCGGATGGTTAAAAGATAGATTTGGAGAAAAACACCCTAATAGTAATAGGGTATTCCAATATACTAAGGACAATATAATAGCTGTCTCTTATACACATCTGACGCTG